GAGTCTAAGTTCAAATATCAAAAAAACGAACAGCTAGTAAAACTGTTCGTTTTTCTATTAGAATCCATCTACTTTCAAAAATACTATTACATATATTTACATCAAGTTCCGACACCTTAAAAATCAGCTATATTTTTATCTTTAAAATAATTGTTTTTACATCATTTCACAGAAGTTTACGACATTTTTGCCCCTTTTTTGCCCCTCTCAATCTGGTACATCATAGTTGAATGTCCTACGATGTCACGATATTTCCAGCTCATTACTAGGTAGTCCAACAACTCTTTATCTTCCACTTTGAAGTCCAATAAAAGGAGTAGATTAACCGTGTATTCATTTTTCAAAAAAGGCAAGCTATAAGTTACTGATACCCAGTGTTCAAAACCTAGATCTGTTTTCTCAATACGTGTTTGTTCAATGTTTATGATTTTCATTTTTTTATCCTCCTACTTATCTATTCGTAGGAAATCAAAAAAGTAGTGAAAAAATCATTACTTTTTTGATTTTGAAAGTACTTTCGGAGAAATAGCTTGGATTTTAAATCCAACCTTTCCAGAGCAAACAAACGATATTCAAGCGAAAAGTATTATTCTTAACCTCTATCTATAAGTGTTTCTCAAGGGTTTCAAGCGATTATCAAGCGTATTTTTGGGCAAACAAAAAAACCGCAAGCCTGAGCCTGCGGTTTTGTGTAATCTATTTTGAAATTCTTTCTGTTTTTATTTTTCTTCTTTTGGTTTATCGACGACAGTAATAAGCCCGTCTGGTTCGGTTTTGAATGCTGGGTCTGTGTGAAGTTCACCGTTTGCCTTCAAGTAATACCAGCCGTCTCCCGATTTGATGAATTGTTTAGACAGCATATAACCATCTTTTTCTTCCATGAAATACCATGTTTCACGATATTTAACCCAGCCAGTAGCCATGCGACCATCTGACTTGAAGAAATACCATCGATGGTTTAGGAACATCCATCCTGTGACCATTGCCCCACGTTTATCAAGGTAGAACCAATCTTTACCATCATTGAACCATCGGTTAATTAGACAGTATCCACGGTCATCAAAGTAGAACCATTCGTTGTTGATTTGTTTCCAGCGGTTTGTAGGATAAGAGCCATCTGACTCCTCCCACCACCAGCCGGTGCCATTTTGTTTCCAACCAGCTTCAGAAAGACCACCTTCAATGTCTTTCTTGAATTGCTCACGACTGATACCCCATTTGGCAAGGTAAGGGTATGGATCCACATGGTCAGAGTAATTTCGAGGTTGGTTGTACGTGCAATACTGATGTGTCTTGATTCCTGCTAGGCTATCAGAATCCAGCGTTTTCGGAATCCCTGCTTCATCAGCAAGGTTTCGCAGAAGCTCAACGTAAAGCTTATAGTCACGCATGAACTCTTCCTTGGTTTCATGACTCTCAATCAATTCAACCTGGCCATAACCCTCTACGTTCCAGCCACCTCCTACATCATAAGCTCCCATGTCTGTATACCAGGTCTGCATCACACGTCCATCACCTACAACATGTGAGAAAAATCCTGAATCAACAGGACGACGCATGTGATAGTCTGCTTCATTTTGGGCAGTTGAGTTTGGATTGCCCGTTGAATGTGCATGTATTTGTCGATATGGTTGTTCGCCAACTTGTGGTAAGTCAGTTCGTAGTCTGCTTGTATCAATATCCATTCTTAGTCCTCCTTCGGATTTTCATACTCAAGCGCTTGCTTGCTGTCAGTGATACCGCTCGTAGTCGGATCGTTGACCACACCGAGCAATACAAGGATATAAACGAACGTATTCACACCGTCTTGGATATTTTTTGGAATATCCAATCCGAATTGCTGAGCCATCAAGAAGATTGCCCCAAGCAATGCAATGAGTGTCACTTTATTTTGTAGTCGTAATTTCCAGTTAATCATATGTTTTCCTTTCTATTATGGCAACATTGTTGGCCATGGCTCGTCAGTTATATACGAAACGGCACTTACGCGAATATCTCCGATATCTTTGTCAGTTGGGATACCTTTTTCAAATGTCATATGCATGAAATTTGAATCTGATTTCCCACCTAGATACCAAATCCCGTAAATTTCACCCTTATCGTTAAAAATGTTTCCGATTAATGAATTTTCGGAACGAAATCCTTCCGGTATGTCTCCTGGGCCAAGCACTCTAGCTCCATTCGTGGATTGCCCTGAAAAACCGTTACCATTGCGTCGAACAATCCCAAACCAACCCCATTCCAAACCTCCGAATTGGTAAGAGACCAAGTTATTAACACGCCTGATTTTAATAAACGATGTTCGACCACCTACAGTAAGTTTCGAAACCGTGTTAAGCGTTCTCCAACCTGTATCTCCAATCAAGACACGCCAGCCTGTGTTACCATTTCCGCTCTCTTTTATCCATTTGAGGGCTCCGTTCGTCACGTTGACATCAACATATGTCGTGCCGATTTCGGCAGTGATACGCCCCTCTGGTGAGCCTGTACCGCGGATTTCATGACCTACGTTCTCTGGTACTGGTAGAGTGACCCTGTTGCCTCCTGTAATACTTAAATCATTACCTGTTAATGTCAGCTGAGGCTTTGGGATTTCAGATTTTTTGGCATAATCAGCAAGCGACTGATGGGCAGTCAAGTAGTGCTTGGCTTCAAGTTCTTCATGCGTCACAATCTGAGAATAATCAATCTCAGTCGCTTCGTGCATTTCTTCTTTCGTTGCAAAACGTGTCCTGATATCCTTGATATCCTTACCAATTTCCGTTGCTAGATTTTCAAGGTTATTCATAGCAATCACGCTTTCGCTTGGTTGTAGACTGTTACAAGGTCAAGATTGGCGATGTTGTCAATGCGTGTGCCAAGTTCTGAGATTTTCTGTAGCACGGCGCTTTCAGTGCTTCCGCTCATGCTTGCGATTTTATCAGCGATTTCTTTGAGGGTATTCAAGTCCTCAGATACACCCTCGCCCAAAATGTCATTTTTGACAGCAATTTTAGCCTGCTCAATCAGTTGCGTTACTGTCGCATTGTCAATCTTGCCATTGAGTAGCTGCTTCAATTCCTTGATATCAACCCCAACCGCTTGAGCAAATGCCGTTAATTTTGTTGTGTCCATATTTCTATACCTTTCCTAAATTATAATAAAAGAGCAAGTCAGGAAATTCCTGACTTACTGTACCGTCACTACCTACAGACCTACCTGCAAGTTGCTTCTTAACTTCTTCAGCGATATCCAACTCTTTGAGAGCGTGGATTTCATTTGTGACCAGATTCTTATCCGATTTTGTGATTCTAATTTGAGTCGAGTCGTCGCTTGGGAATGTATATCCACCTACAGATACCTCGATTCTATATAATCCAGCAGGTAAAACCATGCCCAAATTAAAGGCAACTGCGCCGTTTGTCACGACCGCCGTTTTGTGTAATTGCTCCTGACCTTTCGTCAAAGTTCTAGTCAACGTGATAGATGCCTCTTGTCCTTCAAGCTGTGGAATCGGCTCATGATTTTCGTCGAGCAAAGAAAAGGCAAATGTAGAAGCCACATCGCCTTGCTTAACTAAAAATCCACCGTCCACTTGTTCGAGATTGGTTGAATTAAGAACATAAGCCATTCTTTGCTCCTTTCTCGTCTTCAACTAAGATGTCGTCCCTAATCTGCAATGCTTCAAAATTGTTGTACAAGTGGTCAATGTATCCATTACCGCCTAGGGCCTTGTAGCTTTTGTGCATATTTTCGACTACATAAAACTCGTCCTTTGTGGTAAATCCACGACGAATGGCCCTGCGAATGTCACGATCAAGACGCATCCTCATGGTTACAAGGTGCGCCTCGTCGTGTAACTTCAGTTTCTCTTGTACTTCGTCAATTTTTGTGTTGCTGTCGCATGCAGTTTCTTGGACATCTTTGATTTTACCTTTGACATCATTCAATTCTGAAATGATTTGGTCTGTCTGTTCCTTGGTTTTCTTCGGCATTTTATAACCCAGCCAAGCCACTACGATTGGCGTAGCAACTGGTAGCACGTTCATGAAGAAATGCTCTGTTGATTGTAAGACGTCCATAGTCACCTCTATTCTTTAAGTTCAAACTTCCATGCTGCGCCTGTTCCATCAAGTTCAAGACGACCATTGCGAGCAAAGTCGCTGACTGGTTCGCCATTATACGTGAATTCACGGTTAAGCTGAACCAAGACACGCTTGCCTTCGCCGTTTACTTCCGCATGATTAGGGTCTTCGATAGTAATCAAGTCATGTGCCATGTAATGCTTACCAACTTCAGCAAGTGGAATCAACTCTACCAATTCCTTGTAGTTGGTTCCATAGGCGATTGTCTTGCCTGCTACGGCATTTAAAACGACCGCATGGATAATCTTCCCATACCGGTCGGTTTCTTCTTGGTTATGCTTAACTGCTTCATCTGTAGCGGTTTGTTTCGCTTTAGTTTCAGCAAGTTGATGTGTCGCCTCTTCCAGTTTCGCTTGCGTTTGAACAATAGCGCTCGCCGGGTCAAGTTCAGCCTTAATAACATCCAAAACTGCTTGGATAAGCACCTCTTGACTTTCGTGAGTGCGGTCGCCATTCAATCCTGCTTGCTCGTAGCTATAGCGTTGGCCATGTTCTTTCTTGATTGTAACAATCGTTACGTTCTCAGGTTGACGATAGTAAGGGGCATTTGCTAATTCGTAAGTTTGTGTCATTTGTTATTCTCCTTTTTGCATTTTAGCTTTAGTTTCTTCGAAAAGTTCTTTAAGTGCTGGGTCATATTCCAGCACCTCGTTCATTGCTTTTAATTCGTTTGTTGCAAGTTGATAAAACGCCTCATTTTGAGCCGATTCCAACTCACTTTTGGCCAATTTAGTAGCTAGCGATTGTAACACTAGCTGATTGATTGCTTCATTCATGCTATTTCCTCCATTTTTTGATTGAGTTCCTGAATTGCCTTGATAAGATAAGGCACGAGTTCAAATGTGCGATATGAGTATGCGCCGTCTGGATTTTCGTAGAAAGCTTCTGGGATATACTTCTGAACATCTTGAGCCATGATACCGCAAGCTATATCTTCTATTTTTCCATCGTACTCCTTGCGGTAGCTGTAAGTTTTCAAGCTGTTGACAATATCAAGGCCTGAGACTGTACTGTCTTCGATATTGTTCTTATATCGACGGTCTGAAATCTCTTTATTCATTGGGATCCAGTCGTAACCTGAACCGCTGTAATAAAGATATAGATAGTTATTCGAAGGCTCAAAATTTGAGTATTTAGACGAGTGAATCCAGTAACCAGACTTACCTGAATTCTTATTGTTGTAGAAGATGTCACCGGTCACTTGTAAGTCCCCGTGAATTAAAGGAGTGTTCCAAAATTCGGCACGGTTGTAACAGAACATTTGACCTGTATGCTTCACGAACCATGCTGTATCGCTTGGACTTCCCCAATTGTTACCCCAGTTGACCCAAAGAGCTGTTTGACCCCAATTTCCAGAGCCATTACTCATTCCAACTGCGAATTGATTTTGACCGGTTAACCAATAAGTCGAAGGGTCTTTATCGTGAGTACCAATCTGGAATCCACCAATCCGCCCTTTATAACCTTCGAGCAGAGTCGCCGTGACCACAACCGAACGAAGTTTATTGATAAAGGCCTGTTTAGCAGCAAGCGTATCAGTGAAGATATTACTTGCTACCAGCTTGTTTGCAAAGGCTTGGTCCATCCTCACTTTGTCAGCAGTGACAGCTTCAGCATCCAAAACAACTGTAGTCACTGAACCAGCTTCAAAATTAGCTGTCTTCAGCTTATCAACCATAGCTGACTTGATAACTGCTCTGTCGATCAAGGTCTCGCCAGTAATATGAGTCAACTTACCAGTGATACGATTGTGACCATTAGCACCAAGATTGATACCAGAGATGATATCTCCAGCTGAGTTGATGTTCTGAACAGCCCACGACCCAGCCAGCTGACTTTGAACCGTGCGAATCGCTTCGTCTGTGTCTTCGGGAGCTTCTGAGAATGGAGTTGATACTGTTCCGATTTCAACTTTTGGAAAAGCAATCCAAACAGTCGCAACGGTGAATACATGCATGATTACTTCATTACTTGCATTTGAATTCTCGCTTTTTGTTAACTGAATATCATAGAATTTCCAGTCGGTGGTCAACGAGACGCCTTCAACAGCGTTCCGATATCCTGCCCTTGCTTGAAAATTCGTGTTATTGACAGTAGATTTTGCCCAAAAGCTGAAACGCACAGATTTATTGCGCATTTCATCTGCTGTATTTAAGCGCATATCTCCGCCAGTTCTAAAAGTAACTTTCTGATTGTTCGGATTACCGTTGAAAGTCGATACAATCTTTAACGTATTAGCTCCTCTGAATTTAGTATTTGTATCTATGCTTAAAGCAAGTTGTCCTTGTGTTTGCTCCTTACTATCATCTAATAAGTAAGTTGAGTATCGCTCTCTTAGACTACGTTTGAATAGTGAATTAAGAAAGAGATTTCTTCCACCAGCTGAAGCCTTTGCGACCTCAACCTGAAACAACTGATTAGTCAGTGCCATGCGAGCGACCTTATTCGAGATGTCATTCTCACTGCTACCGATGATTCGTTCATATAGTTGGCTAGTCTCTCTGACATGTTGGAAATCCGTCTGATTGGCCTTGCCAGCAATCTGAGATGTGATGCTTGCAAATTGCCCGTCTACCGTCTGCTTGTATTGAGCGATTTTTGTAGCGATGTCGTTGTTCGTCTGCGTTCTTATCGCACTAAAACGACGTTCTAGACCTCTCACATCCTCTTGATAAGTCGCTTTACCAACATAATCTCTGGATATCTGCTCACGTACTGCGCTGACTTGACGAGCGCTCTCGTCTCGAGCATAACGTTGCAAACTCTCTTGTCGCTGACCATCTTTGTTGATATAGGTCTCAACAGCTCCCATTTTAGTAAACAGACCGTCTGCAGTGTTTTTAACCTCGTTCAGCTTCGTGCCATATTGAGTCTTGAAGGCTTCAATCTGGCTAAGAGCATTTTGCGATGATGCTTGTAAATTAGTAATGTCTGTTCTTGCTCGCTCACTAATTTGTTTCGCTTCCTGAGCGAGTGAACTGCTTGCACCAGCACTTCGTAGAGCCTCTTCAGCTTTTCGCCTAGCTTCTTGGATTGAAGCATTATCGAACGACTGAAACTTCTTGTCGATTTCGCTTGAGATTTGACGTTTGATTTCTTCGGCTCTTTCCTTCGCACGTTGCAGTTCATTATCAAACTCTAACTTATTAACACGAATTTTCTCGTCAAATTCCTTGTTTCGACGGTCTACCTCATTCGCTACAGCTTCTTCAATCAAACCTTCACTAAATCCACTTACTGCGTCTTTGATAGCTTGTTGACGAGTAGAACGGTCTTTAGCTTGTAATGTTTGGTAATCGCCCAATTCAACGACTGAGCGGTTATCATCTAGCTTGTCGATAGTTAGCTTGTGGATTCTAGCTTCAAAAGCTATTCCAATCTGGTCTCTTACAATTCCAACGCTATCACCAATCCAGACATCTTGCTCAATCGCATTGGCCAAATCCAAAAGATTGGCTTTGAACGTGACAAGAGGAACAGATAAACGTTGCAATTCCTTGTAAGTTGCTTTTAACAACTCGACCGGGTCTTCTATATCCTCGTTGGTATATACTCCAAAACGGTGTTTAATTTCGCCATTTTGATGTAAACCATAAATATTTCTAGCAGTCTCATTCGCTACATAATTCTGACCTGCAGGCTTATCAACAGGGTCGCCCTTTGATACAGACCAAACTACATCTTTGAATTGGATTCTACGCCCATAACCGCCCGTAGCCTCTCCGGATTCATCCGTGCTTTGTTCGCCTTTTCCACGACCGATTAAAGCCGTCACAACCTCGTCAGATGACTCTTCGTAGGTTATGTTCAGGATGTTAGACCCATATTCAAATTGATGTCCTGTTTTGCGTCCAAAACGCTGATTTAGGTCAATGTATCGTCCGATTATCTTGTTTTCGACAAAGGTATATCTAATTTTGAACTCGCAGGCGTACGATTCAATCAATTTAACAAGAGCCTGTCTAACAGAAATGAAGTAGAAAGACATATTGCCATTAATTGTCAAGCCGTCAACATTTCCTAATTGGTAGCCAGTACCCTTCAAAATCTCTCTTAAAACATCGCTTGCATTTCCGCCCGGTCGCTTATCCTCAATAATAAACGAATGCAAGTCACTTTCTGCTCTGTCTATCCCTTGGATAGTTAAGCCGATGTCGTAAGATTTTTCAGAAATCCGAAACAAACAAAAAGCCCTGTCTCGTGATTGAAATCCGAAAAACTGGGCTTCTTTGATAATGTTAGGCTTGTAATCTACAGGAATTTCAAAGCTCGCTCTATCAAATTGATTTAATTCAATCGTATGAGTGAAATCTGCAAGGCTCGCTTCATCGATGACATCAATCAATTCCTCTGTCTGATTAAATAAATAGATCATGCGAACACCTCTTTATACTCAATACTATTCAATAGAGCACCTACAACTTGAAATGTATTCACACCTTTTTGAAGTTTAAAATACCGACTATTAACCATGTCGAAGTTCATCAACTCGTTCCTGCCATTTAACGTGATTTCTCTTGTCTCACAATTAACAAGTAGATTTAGACCTTGAATGTAAGTAGCCTTTAGTCGAATATATCTCTGAGTTTCAAGATGTAGAATCCGAATCTCAGAGCCAGCTTGCGTTGCAAGTCTCAAAATAGGCTCTGTTGGAAAATCTCCATTGTAGGTTATCTTGTTAGTTGTTACAATTTTAGGCTCGGTATACTTGAACGGGTCATGGCAAATAAAATGCAACTTGATAACCGTATCATTCGCATCTTCCAATTCTGGTTTCTTAACTTTTGAAAAGATTGCTTTATAATATCGGCCTGAATCATCACCGAATACTAATTTCTTGGCTTTACGAGAAAACAAGAGGCGATTTAATCGCTCGTACTGTTTCCGCATGCCTAAATCAGTAAATCCTGTTAACTTAACCTGTATTTCTATCTCACGCTCTTTATAAGTCGCACCATAGAGATATTGACCGTCTCGACCTTTGATAGTTGCAGTTTCGTGATGAAAATCAAGGACATCACGTCCTGTGGTGTTTGCCACAAAAAACGTTCCGTCCTCGTTGTTCATCTCTTGATTGAGGCTCACATCACCAAATCGAACTTCTAAGCCAGAGTTAAATGTTGGCGTGCCTCTTATTGTGTCATTAAAAGTATACATTTAAAACACCATTAAAGGCTTTGAGCCTTCAATCTTATCCTTTCTTCTTTACTTTGGATGTTTGAAATGTCAGAAACGAAGGCTCTGAAATCATTTGAACCAAGAGCAAGGTTAATAATAGCCGGTTCTTTCGTTTGATTTACTTCATACGTTGCTGATAATGTACCAGATACGTTATTGGAGAAATCACCCTGCAATGCATTAGACATTGCTGAAACTCTAGAACCTGCATCATCGAACATCGAACGGATGCCGTCTGCCATTCCAGATACATTGTTTTTGACATTTTCAAAGCCGCCCATCAAAGCAGTGTTGAAACCGCCCATGATAGCTTGACCAGCTGGTATCAGCAATCTACGGTCATAAGAGATAGGTCCTTTGTTTTCGGCAATCCAGCTAGCGATACCACCGACAAAATCTTGAACCGCTCCCCAAGCTGATTTTAGACCGTTTAAGAAACCATCGATGATAGCTTGCCCTGCTGCCCCTAAGTCAATATTCCATAATTGGTCAAAGAAGCCTTTAACTGCTTCAATAGCGTTAGCAACTCCACTTTTAAGCGCTTCTAATGCGTTTAAGAAACCTTCTTTCAAAGCGTTAGCAACATTCACTACAGTATCTTTAATCGCATTGATTGTAGTTGACACAAAGTTTTGGATACCCGTCCAAATTGTCGTAACTGTGTTTTGGATAGTGCTCAATACTGTGCTGATGATATTACTAATCGCATTAATTACCGTTGAGATAACTGTCTGAATACCTGTCCATACTGTTTGTGCAATACCTTTAACAGCTTCCCACGCACCACTCCAATTTCCTTGGATAAGCGCAGTTGCTACACTGATAATACCTGTTATTACATTCAAAACTGTTGAAATGATTGTTGAAATTACTGTCCAAACTGTCTGGACAATTGTAGTAAATACTGTCCAAACTGCATTCCATACCTCTTGAACAATCTGCATACCTGTTGTAATCACATTTTGGATCACTTCAATAGCACTTGTGATGAATTGCTGAATAGCAGTCCAAACTGCTTCAATAACTGGTTGAAGTGTATTCCATGCAGTCGTAGCAACATCTACGATACCAGTCCAAATAGTAGACATGAACTCAGAGAAACCAGTCCATAATCCCTTTATTGTTTCGACAATAGGGGTCAAAAAATCAACAAATCCATTCCATGCATTTTTAGAAATATCTGTGACGCTATTCCAAAGAATTACAAAGAACTCAACTAAACCGTTCCAAGCATTTTTGATAGCTTCAATGATTGGCATCACTACTTCAACGATTCCATTCCAAACCGTTGTAGCTACTGAAACAATTCCACCCCACAAAGCTGAAAAGAAATCTTTTAAAGCATTCCAAACATTCATTAAAGCTTCAACAATAGGACGAGCACCCTCTAAAAAGCTATTCCAGACATCTGAAGCTACCTGCTTAATACCTTCCCAAAGTCCAGAAAAGAACTCAGTAATGCTATTCCAGACATTCTTAATGGCATCTATTACTGGTTTTGCTTTTTCTAAAAAGCCGTTCCATGCGTTTGAAGCAGTTTCTTTGACTCTATTCCATAAGTTAGAGAACCAGTCAACAAAGCCGTTCCATGCGTTTCGAATGCCTTGCCAAGCTTTTGAAGCGACGTTAACAATTCCATCCCATAGACCTGTGAAGAATTTTCTGAATCCTTCACATTTATTCCATAACAGAACGAATACTGCAACCAGCGCAATAACAATACCAATAATCCAACCAACTGGGCCTGATAAGACTGCTACTATCGCTCCCCAAGCCGAACTAAAAGCTCCAGCAATTGCAGAACCTTCCATAATACCTGAAATGAACGTTCCAATTGCTGAAATAGCTGGCATAATCCACCCGCCAATTTTTGTCAAGATATTTAAGCCGCCTAAGGCTATCCTAGCGAGTTTTGAACCTTCCGCCATAAATGTCAGTGCTGAGCTTGCTGCTTTAGAGCCTTTAGAAATGCCGATTAAGGCCATTCCCACATCTTTTATTGTTCTTAAACCAGCAATCCCACTTTTTGTTAAAACAACTGCTTTACTGAGACCATTTAAGGCAGTTGTCGTAGGTCCAATCAATGCCTTTGTTGTTTTAAAAGCAATAAACGCTTCAGCAATTCCTCTAATTTGAGCAGGGCTTAAACTTTCTACAACCTTGGCAAACGCTTGTAACGCCCCAGATGCTATATTTAACCCTCTACCTAGCTTTTGACCAAAAGATTCAAAATCTCCTCCAGCCAATGCAGAAACAACTTTCTTAATAGCTTGCCAGATTTCGTTTAATGTTACTTTGAAATTTGAAATAGCACCAGATTCTGAGAAACCTTTCCAAAATTCCTTCATTTTAGATACTGCGTTTGTTACAAATCCAGAAATCTTTTTCATGATTGAGTCAAAATCAATCTTATTTAACACATCTTCAAGGTTTGTTGCTAATTTATTAAAATCAATCTTATCAAGCTGATTCATGATAGCTTCAAGAGCCTTGATACCTGCTTTAGATAATGCGTCAAAAGCTGGCTTCAGTTTATTCGCTAGCGTCTCTTTCAAACCGTCTAACGCTTGATCAATCGTCTTGTAGCTTGTGGCCATGTCCTGCATCGACATCCCTGCACGTTTAAACGCTTCAGCGAAATCATCTGTTTTGACTTGTCCTGCTTGAATTTTAGTAATCAACTCATTTAAAGACATTCCCATCTCTTTAGCGACGGCACTCATACCTGCTGGAGCTTGTTCCATCATGACGCGGAAATCTTGCCATGAAATCTTCGGTTTAGCTAAAGCCTGCACCATTTGTTGAGACAAGGATTTCATGGCTTGTTTCGGATTTTCAGCGGATGCAGCAAGACCACCCATAGCCTTAACTAGTTCACCACTATCTCGACGACCGATTGCAGCCATCTGTGAGAACGTGCCAGCCATTTCTGAAGCTGAATAGATGGTTTTAGTCGCGTAGTCCTGCATGGCCTCTTTAGCTTCGTTAATTTGGTCTTTCCCCCAGCCTAGCTTACTAAGGTTCCCGTCGAACGTATCCCATGCTTTCTTGGAACTATTCAACTCACCGACCATTTCACCTAAAGAGCTCTTGATGCTACCAAAAGCCGAAGTGACCGCTGAACTAACCAAGTTAGCCCCCAGCATGGATTTAAACATTGAACCACTCTTATTTGAGATAGTATCAAATGCGGATGATGTCTTCTGAAGTCCGTTAATTGCCTTCTGTAGACCGTTCAAAGTCGAACTCATTCCTTTGTCGACCGCAGTCAGTACCGCCTCGACTGAATAAGTTTCTGCCATTATATACCTCCTTTCGTTACATATTTGCTCTCAGTAAGAGTTGTTTCTCTTTCTCTGAGAGTTGATACTTTTGCTTGTTAGTATCTTTTTTCTTGTAAAAATCACTGTATTTTCTATACAAAGGAGTTTTACCGTCCGATTTAGTAGCTTCTACCTGTCTAGACAACCAAGCAGAGCGATGTAAGAGTTCATCTTCATCTTGCTTTCTCAACAACACCCCAGTCATTAACAAATCATACTCATACATTGTCATGCGACCAATCTCGTTCATGTCTGTGATATTCAGAAATCGGACACAATTTATAATGATTTCCTCAAACGTTTCAAGAGATGATTTTTCAACTATTTCTTGAGGCCTTGGTTCATCTCCGACATCAAAGACTTACCCGCATTTGACTCACTCAATTCTTGAAGCACGTCATCAAACAACTGCTCTAAATCTTCATGTTCTTCAACGAATGTTTCAACGTCAACCAAAGATGGTCGTGGGCTTTCTGTGACTGTTCCGTGATAGATGACATCAGCTAATGAAGCAATATTCTTAGCGTACAATTCAGGAATTTTAGCAGATAGAGCCATGCCGAATTTCAAACCTTGTCGTTCGATTGGATAAGCTTTATCTAGTGAACGAACGAATTTAACACCGAATTTCACGTTGTAAGTTTTATCTTTGATTACTAATTGCATTGTTGTTTCTCCTTTTTTCTAAAAAATACAATAAAAAAGAGAGGCATGAACCTCTCTTAATTTCTATCCACCGATACCAGGTACTCCAGAAACTGAAGTTACAGAACTTGGTGAGCTAGTTGTTGTTTTAGTAGTGTCAGCAAACTCATACTGAACCACTTCAGCTTGGCTAGCGTTAAGAGTAGCATATCCCTTGACACCAGTACCATTTACTGCGATTTCTAGCTCCAACTCAATCAAATCTTCAGCGTTCTTAGTTTTCTTGAACGATGTCAAGTAACCTTGATAGTATACTGACTCGTACTTGTCACCTTGTTTCTTGGCATTCTTTTCGATTTCCCAAACTTCGACAAGTTCACCCTTGTCCATAGCTTTTTCAAGCTTAGCGACAAGTTCATCATCTTCTGCCATGATCGTTGTAGCAGTGATTGAAACCTCAATACCACCAACAGATTGAAGAACACCGTCTTTAGTTTTGACTGAGTTAGCGTCACGGCTCTTTTCAGATGAGTGTTCAGTCTGAAATGCTAGTTTAGCACCGTCAGCTTTGCTTGCTTCACTTAGTAAACGGAACAATAGAATACTGTCAATCCCTTTTTTTGCAATTGGCATTTTTTATCCTCTTTCTTTTATAAAATTGTAAATACTAAACGAACACGACCACGTTTCAGCGGTTCGACTGTCGTGTTGTCGTCAAAAAGCGATATTGTAGACTGCGAGATATTTAAAGCTAGATGATAGCCATCTGCCTCGCTAATCTTCATCGCTTCAGCAAAGATATTCGAACACATATCTGATACTTGTTTGCGTTTTTTACGGGTACTCCACACCGACAAAACCAACTCTACTGTACCTTTCACATCCGTTTTATTTGGAACGAGATTCGTCGTCGTGTCCTCAAATTCAACGAACGGATAAGGAACGTTGTCGTCTGGCTTGTAATCGTATGTTTTATAACCCAAAAAAAGACAACGTTTAAATACGCTGTCAAAAACTGCTTGCTCTCTTGATTTCATTTAACCAACCTTTCCAAATCATTTTTAAAAAGTTTTTTCTGATCATCAAAAGCTGGTTTGATAAACGGTTGTGCGCTCATTTTGCGAGTTCCTAACTCAACGTAAGCAGCATAATCAGTCCCTGGTGCCACTCTATACTTAAACCTATCTATCTTGCTACTGTTAACAGAGATAGAGCGTTTAGTCGCTCCTGTTGGTTTGACAAATCGCCTATTTTGACCTCTACCTTCATAGTGACCTCTAAACTTGGAAGCATTGGTAACTGCTTTCTTCTGCATTTCAGTACCATTTTTTTCAATGATACGCTCCACTTCTTCCATTTTAGCGACTCTTTGAAGTTTGGTTTGAAGTTTATCAAGGCCTTTTAATTCAAAACGTAAGCTACCCAATAGTGTTGTCCTTCTCTAAATAGAATACTCTCCCAGACTGCTTATCTGCTCTGCATTTATAGCGTTCTTTTCGATAATTGAGATAAGTGAATGCGATTTTAGGTGCATTTTGGAAATAAACCACTTTTGAACCTCGTTTATATTCACCAAAAACTGCGACTTGCTTATCGATACCCAAATCCATTACATGAACTGGAACAATCAAACCTTCACCTTCGCTAGAAGTATATTCACCTATTTCTGGATCATAAACTTCTGGTTGCTTAGTGATAATCTCCACTCTATCGTTATATCTCATAGCATCTTAAACCCCGCATTGAACGTTTTTGAGCAAACTCGCTTAATCACACTATCGTATTCTTTGAAATCATCAGAGTTAAATGTCATAGATGTGCCTTCTAAGGAATGATTACTCATCCCTTCAGCACCTATCCTATTAAAACGTTTAATTATGACCTCGGTAATGATATACTCAAGGCCTTCTGGGACATCATCCACGCCTGCATAGGCTAAAAAATTAGCAGTTGTCAACATTGCTATAGTTGTGAGCAACTTATCTTGAAGATTATCCTCAATCCCTAGCAATATCTTTGCTTGAACGATATTTGCCATGTTATCCCTCCAATACTGCGATAAGGTCCTCTTTGTTCAATGTTGAATAACCTTCGATATTGCGCTCTTTGGCAATATCTTTTAAATCTTTAACCGTTAAGTCGCTGTAATCGATAACTTCAGTTTCAGCAGGCTTTTTAGGATGATGTCGTCTTAACATCATTCCCATTAAGCACCTCCGAATTTAACGACTTTTGAAGGATCGTACAAGTATACACCGTAGTGTTCATCACCAGTGATAACAGTAGTTTTCTTGAGGATGTCACGGTCTGTTTCAATAGCTACATCACGTTTAAGATTGATAACGAATGCTCCGTATTTAGCAACATCTTCTGTATCTGTGTCAACAGCTGAAACTTTAACAAGGAAACCTTTACCTTTTTCAACTTTCTTAGAACGTACGATTTGAACGCCATGCGCTTCACCAAAAGTCCCAGAAACAACGATGTCAGCACCGATTTCTGAACCACGAACCCATTCTTTGGCAGTATCTTTACGCAAAGCAATTGCGTCTTCAGGGTTCAAAAGAGCAACATAACGTGCATCTTCTTCGTCCGCAAAGACTGCCAAAGCTTTATCGAGTGCATCACCAGTTGTAGGGGCTTCAGCTACGAATTGAGTAGCTTTCTTAGCTTCTTCAATCAAATCATTATCTACTTTGTTAGCAATAGCCAAGGCGATTTGATGTGTAGCTTGACCAATTGGGTCACCATATCCAGAAAGAACCGCTTCGTCTGTAAGTTCGATACCTTTCCCAGCTTTCTTGATTGTCATTGTAGATTTTTTAGTAGTCAATTGGTCAGGAGTGATAGCTTCACCTTCAGCTACATCTTTAGCGTCACCAGAGTATTCCCATTTAGGAACTGTGATTGTAGTACCTGGTTGCCCAACAAGTGTGCGCTCAACGAATGCGAGCGGTGTAAATTTAAGCATTTTTGGAAGTTTAGCTGATATCATGTCAGTCATCACTTCTGGGTTAATCATCTGTGCAAGTTTAGTTTGTGTCATTGTCTATTATCCTTTCAACTTATGATAAAGTTCTGGGTTGTTTTGGAGCAGTTCATTCCTACTCTGGTAACCCATTCTGTTAAATTGTTCTTTGGTAATCTCACCAGCTGAATTATTTTCCATTTTCTGTGGTGTCTTACCTTTTAGTTTTTCGCCGACTTTCTTATCGGCTAAGTCATTCACTAAAGCAACAAAGCCTTCTACAGCCTCCTGTGTAGCTTCTGCGGTATCTTTGACAACAAAGCCTAGGATTTTATCGTCTACCGAGATACCGCCCTCAGAAAGCATTTTAGAGGCTTCTCGCTCTAGTCCGCTACGGTTGATTTTAGCTTCAAGTTCAGCAATGTATGCTCTTTGCTTTTCCTGCTCATACTCTGCTTTCTGGGTTTCGTTCATCTTACGTAGTTTTTCGGCTTCATCAAGCTTTTCTTGCATTCGTTTATCGAATGACTTTTCTTGTTTAGCCAAGCGTTTCTTGATTAGATCATCAACCTCGCTTTGTGTGAATGTCTTCTCTGTAGATTCCACCTCTTGTTGAGTGTCGACTTGTTCTTCTTTTGGTTCTTCTACAGTTGTTTTTTGTTCTTCTGCCATTACAGCACCTCCGTTTTATGCCCAGAGTGGGCGTTCTCCTTGGCTTTTAACGTCGTCAAAGTTCGGACAATATAAAAACCGCCTCGATTTCGATGCGGTTATGTTTCTATTAAAATAACATCTCCGATTATGACGGAAACTCTCTTGACTTCTAACTCACAATCAAGAAAGCAACAAGGATAGTCGCCCTCCAATTGTTTACCGTGATGTTCAACAGTTACATAAGACTCTTTTTCTATCACGTCACAAAGTTCTTTAACTTTCATTTTCACTCCTTTCTGAGTACGAAAAAAAGCACTTAGATTTCTCTAGGTACTTTAGCCATATTGTACTTCAACCTCGTTCATGATTTCTGGTAAAGTCTTCCCTTCAATCTGCAAAGAAATCAAATCATCAAAAGAAGATGCTCTATATTCTTTGTCCGCAATAACAACAACAATATCATAAACAGAATTAGGAAAAATGCCACATACTTGACCATTATAATCAAAAGAAGCGTCCCATCCATTATCATATAACGCTTGTAAATCATCTAATATCGCCATAATATATCTTGATTCTCCTTTCTTTCATCGTCTGTTAATTCCCTGGTATTTCTACTAACAAACTTACCTTCATCATCAAATACAAAATCATGAGCGTGTTCACCGATTTTTCCATAAGGAAGGCGTGCCGGTTGTTTATGGTTTGTAAAATGAATATCTTTCGTTTTAAAACCTCTAGCATCATAGTAAGTTCTACCAAGTACATCTCCGTTTGTAGCATTGTGCTGAACTACACTATTAGGCAAACCTCTTTTGCCAGGCGGTGTGTGTCCAATTGTAGTCCCTGATACACTTACTATTTTACCACTTTTTATAGCTTTATCAACAGTTTTACGTTCATTGAATTCACTAATAGTATCTCCGTTCAGGTTTATTTCTTTTTCAGCATCTTTACCATAACGCTTTGAATCTTTCTTAAAATGCGGAACTGTCGTACACCGACAATTCGGATGAAATGGTGGTGCGTTCAATGCTGGAACTAGCTCAGATACTTTTGCAGGCTTGCCGTTAAATGGCTGACAGATTTTACACGCTTTTAATTCGGTCATGACTTCAAACCATTCAACACCATTAGCCTCATAGTTAGCTTTCTGTGCCTCGGAGTATACCCTTGCTGATTCTGTCACTGCTAACCGTCTAGCGTAGCCATAGGAGACATCAAACTCTTTCCTAAGGTTGTTAATCAGAACATTTGTGCCTTTACCTCTCAAAACGGTGTCAGCAACGCCTTTCTTAACGATATCTCGCAACTCGCTTTGTCTTTCCCAAACCCTAGAAGACCACGTCGCATTATTGAAATTAGCGTACACAATAGAGTCAGCTGATACTTTTGAAGCTTCAAAACTTCCGAGTGTCATATTCAAAACACCAGCACTAAACAGATTCTCTCGTCTGATTGATTCAGTCAAATGCTTATCTATGATTTCAAACTCACTCAAAGCTAAATCATACTGATGTAGCTTGATATTTGCTTGCAACACTTCAAGACGACTTGTCTTCATCTTCAAGTTATAGAGTTTCATCAAGTCGTTTTCTGCCTTTGTAAAATCCTTGCTCGTAACCTTCTGATCACGCTGTCGCAAGCGATTAGCACGTTCGACTAACTGTCTAGCCTTAAACTCAACATTAACCATATCAAGCCTATCAGCTCTCTGTTTAGCTTCTAGCTTCGTGATACCCTCTTTATCAGCATACCTTTGCCAAAAGCTATCAATTTCTTTCTGAATGTTATTAGCGTGTTGTTGATAGACACCGTTCAGTTGATAAGCTACTCTCTTATCTGCTAGTTCCCTAGCCTTTTCTTCCGCGCGATACCTATCTTCCCAATACTTACTGGTCAACATCTGCTATAACTTTCTGACTTTCATCTATTTCAGCGTCTGAGTAGATTTTTTGTTTTTCTAGACGAACTTCAAGGTCGCCCATGGCTTCCTCTTCTTTCTCCATTCTTTCGATTTCTTTCTGCGGATCATCAATGATAGATAGAACAGATAGCTTAGTCTCTTCAGATACTTGTCCAGATAACCGTCCGACAATCTGCGCTTCTTCAAGAATGTTTCTTGGAACGTTTCTAGTAAATGTATAAGTCAACCCTGTCCACGCATCCTCGTATACAGCAGTCAAAGGCACGCTGAATACAATCTGATACAAGCGATTAAATGCAGATTGTAGCTTCCTATCTTTCATGCGAGCAAGGTTGTCCATCGCCTGCAATTTAAAAGCAAGAGCAGTACCAGATGAATTTCCAAAATCAGCTTCAGACATATTGGCAACCATAGAAATAGCAAAGATAGACTCTTTCAGTAAGTTGATAAGGTTCTCTTGGGTCGTGTCTGAACTTGGCTTCTCAAGGAAGTTGACTTCAGGCAAAGGTCCGTCACCATTCTTCCAAAGATTGAAAATCCTATTCTCTCTGATTTGACTAGCATCTTCATCTTGTAGTTCGACACCCAGCACTTTCAAATAAGCGTCTGCGAAATAATCCACATCATTCGCTTTCTCACTTGCTGCCTTATTTAAAGCGTTAATCAAAGTCTTGACGCTTTCAAAAATACTTTGTCGCTCTTCATTCTCAATCAATTCAACAACTGGGATAGAACTATAGATGTGCTGAGTACGCTCACCGAATTTTACTGTTCCACCAGTTGAAAAAGCAGCGTCAATCACCTCATTATTCGTGATAACTTGTCCAACACCTTTTTGGCTATTCTCATTAAACGTATATCTTACTGCGAATAACGGGCGTTCTTCAATACTGTTATCATGCACGATGAACATATTAATTGGACTGTTATAAGTCGCTCTGGTCTGCTTATATTCGTTTTGATAAACATAAATAAACGCATGACCAAACACACTAGACATCTTAGCAAGTTCAAACTCTGAATCTTCCATGTCGTTAATCTTACGGAAATCAGAGACAAACTCGTTCACGTTTTCATCTTCGTGCTTGATTTTGACAGGGACACCGATTTGATAGCCTGTGAACGTATCGACAATATATTTTGCATAATTAAAAACCAGACGATTGTCTGGCTTCCAGTTATCTTTTTTAGGCATTTTCAAGACTTCATGTTGTGAGAGATACATATCTTCGCTCTCAACATAGTTCTTGACTAGCTTGCTCATGTGAAGCCTAATCGCTTCAGTAACGACTTCTTCAGTCGCTTCATCGCTTGTTGTTGTAATGACTTTTCGTTTGTTAACAAAAACTTTTGCCAATTTTTAAAAACCTCCTTTGAATAGTTTGATTTTTGTTTTATATATCCTATCTTGCAAAGCATATCTAATCGCATCGATGCAGTGATTATAGCTATCAACTGGCTCGTTGATGTACTCATTTGTCTTCTTGTCTTTCTTCCAAGTGTAATTTTCAAGTTCTTCAATCAGCTTTACGCATCTTTCATCAACTACCCAATCATACTGAAGCAAGTATTGTATGCCCTGCATGACTGAGCCAGGACCTTTCTGCACATCAACAACCCGAGGGATTCCAAGATTTCGCAATTCTTGATTCGATTTCTTTTCGGCACTATCAGCCATAATTTGTTCCTTGGCATACCCAAGGGCCTTGATACTTTCTGCAATCTTGTCATTTGTCAATCCCTTTCTTACAAATTCTTCGACTACATATAAACGCTTGTTAGCATCGTCTATCCTTACATGAAGCAAGGCTGACGGGTCATTGATGAATCCATAGTCAAGACCAAAATAAGACGGCAGATGCGCCAGCTCGTCTTTATTAAGTAATCGTTTCTCATATTTTGGAAAAACCAGCTTGTCAAGTGTCGCAAACTCACCCAAGGCATAAATCTTGTAGTACGCTTCATTTCTGTTGGCCAGTTCTTCGATATTCTCAATCGTGACCTTGTCTAAAAAACGATTATCTTTGTAGGATGTGTGATAAACAACCGTATTTTTTGGTTTCTTAACAAAAAAAGCGTTGTAGGTCCAGTTGACTTTTGAAACTGGGTTAAACATCAAGAAGATTTGTTTCTGCTTGTGTTTTTTATCCCTGAGACGAAGCGTAAGCTGCGTGTAATCGTCTAGCGTGAACTCAGATGCTTCTTCCATGACCACATCCGAAACGCCCTTAATGGACTTAATTTTCTCCGGATTGTCTAACCCTTTGAAAATAAACTGTGCACCGTTTGGTAACTCAATTCGATAAGCTGAATTGTTAACCTTGCACTTATCAAGTAACTGCCAATTATCCAAACATTGCTTCACATCTTCAAAAATCGAGTCATAGACTGTCGACCCCACTTTACGCAAAAAAAGTATTTTACGTGGATGCTTCCAATCTTGACAAGCCTTAAATACAACCTTTTGAATGACACCATGGCTTTTACCGCTTGATGCTCCACCGTAATGGACTTCAGTAAAGGTTGAATAGTCTGTCAGCTTGTCATAGATATGCTTATTGAAGACCCTGCTTGGATAGTCAATGACTATCTCGATTTTAGGCTTACTCTTCGTCAGCATCCCAATCACCTACTTTGATTTCGATAGTGCGTTGAGTGATATCGATGTTATTTTGATACATTCCTAACGTTTTCGCGTATTTGTCCGATGCTGACAACATTATAGATAGATCAGGAGGAACTTCCTTGACTGACTGATAGCCTTCCCCGTCGCCGACAAGTTTAACATCTTTAATCTCACGTCTGATAATTTTCGCCCAAAACTGCTGAATGTCTACCGAATTTAGCAAAGAAAGCTCCGTCCTGCGCTCATCAAAAGCATTTTTTAGTTTTTTAACGACTGGTGGAATATGTTCATACTTGTTCATACCTGCTAACATATTTGAAGCTGACGTTCTCGCAGTTTTCTCGCTAAAACCAGCTTCTTTTGCTGCTTGCGTAGCGTTCTGGAAACCATTAGCCATGTAAGCCAGCACAAAGGATTTCTGTCTATTCCTGGAGGCAGGCCAGTCTGACATCAAATCTATAGCATGTTTTTTTAATTCATTGATAGCCATTTCTTCACGTTCATTCATTGCTACCTCCTTTCTAAACAATCAAAAAAAGCCACACGATGTGCGACCTTCTTAAGACCTCTCACTGCGAATTAAAATCGCGATTGGAACGACAGGACTCGAACCTGCGACATCATCCGTCTACCATATATCCATTAACCAGCATGAGACTACTGCTTTAAGCGAGTGACTTTTGATAACTTATTGTTTATTATCTTGTCCACAAATATTCCTACTTGTATCACTCATGCACGATTGGTTAGACCAATCACTCCTTACATCACAAACTACTAAGCCATTTTTCAATTAACGAAGACCCCGCTAAAAGTCTAAGCTGCTTTACTCTTTGACTTTACTCTTATCCTTGCGAGACTTGAGCAGGCAATCTAATTGCCGAAGTACACTTTCGTTTATGACGGGCGATGACTTTTGCTTTTTGAGTTTTTTCTATCTTGAATAGCTTTTAAAATATAAAAATCATCTTTTCATCTATCACAGACACGCATCGCCATGTGTTTCATTCTCTTTTGAAGAACAAAATGCACAGCGCCTGCTTGTTATCGATTGTTTTGCGGACAATCGACTCACCTTACATACTTTTGGGAGGCACCCAATTTTTGTAAGATATGGTATTAAGCTCTTGTTGCACCTCGAACCAAATACCTCTTTCCTCTTATAGACTCGTCTCACAGCCAAACTGCCACGTTTGCATTTCCTCAGCACCTTGCCGTTGGAATCTTTCTGCTTTAACTTCGCCCACCTATTCCAAAACTGAAATAGTTAAGATTAAATTGTTTAGATTGACCATTACTGGCAGGATGTTTGATAGATTTAAAAACATCCTTTTCCTGAGTTACCACAGATTATCTAGGCTAAGCCCTAAAAATACAAGACCTCTCACAGACTTTGCAGGAATCGAACCCGCGTTTACAGATTTGGAGTCTGTTGTGTTACCACTACACTAAAAATCTAAATAACGGTACCAGGGGTTGAACTAAATAATACAAAGAGGAACTCACCAGCTTGCCGCCCTGATACCGTTAAACATTAAAGGAGTCATCAGTCCGCTTTACCGTACTCACTGACAATACCATAATATCACTTTTAAAATTCCAAAGAGTTCCATTAGTTCCATTTTTTAGAAATTTTTTTCAAAGCGCTCTCTCTAGCCCGATGAATCGTTCCGCGCCCGCAACGTAACTGAGCCTGAATTTGATTCCACGACAATCCATCAATGTACAACAACCGCATGATGATATTTTCTACAGGGTCGTCCAATGACTCAATCACTTGCACCAGCTCATCCCGTTCCCGATAGAGTTCTTGGATTTCCTGATACAGTTGTTCTGATTTGTCAATAATCAGCACGTTTAATTCCTCAGAGCGATTAGACGAGTTTTCTGACTTTGGCATATTATTAAACTGCTGTCCTCGCAAAATGCTCGATTTCAAGCTGATAATTTCCTGGTGCTTAGACTTCGCTTTGATATCGATGTACTGCAAAGCTTTTAATCGTTGCTTGATATTTATCGTCAATCTTTCACCTCCTCGACTTCAATACCCTCACAATCGAACACCCAGCCGAAGCCATTCGAAACTACTTCCTTTTTCGTGAGTTTATAGCACTTTTCTGAAAAAAAAGTACTTTTTGTAAAAAAGAGTACTACGGGAGAAAAATGTCCGTATTTATCTGCTAAATTTGCATTTTGATTGACAAGATATAAGTCCCCGTCGTTTCGGTTTAGAAGTTTAATTTCGTATTTTTTCTCCTTTTCTACTATGTAGCCGTCAAGCCATGCTCGAGCGAATGTTTCTTGGTTGCTCGTCTTTTTAATCCATAATATAAAATCGAAACTTTGGTTGTTTTCTTTCATAAAGTTTGGATTCATAGCAGTATATAGACTAGTTGTTAAATGTTCTTTACAAACCTCAATCCAATCCGCCACACATTGCGGAACTTTGACTTTTTCTGGTTCGTCTAGTTGTTGCAAGTCTTTTAAAAAATTCTGACAAGCTATTTTTGCTCCAATATCAAATAAACCATTTTCATATTCTTTATACTTCTTAATCAATTCATTAAGTTTCATCTTCCAACTCCTTTATTCTCTTCTTCCATCCTTTCACTTGCTTTTTAAGCAAGTCACGTTCCTCAGACCTGCTAAAAGCAAGCGATTTGACACACGGCTCAGATAGTTCAACTATCCTTGCCTCCGTTTGCTCGATTGTGCGTTTCAATCCGTCGATTACTATCTGTTTGCTGTATTCCATTTTTTATCCTGCTTGTTTTTCTAGCCAGTTGAAGAGTAGACTGAACTGCTCCGTCACCAGCTCATCATCATTGTATTGTTTGCAAATTTCGCTGATTGACGACACAGCCCATAGCCAATAAGCGTCCGAACCAAAACCGACTTCTTGGCTCTTCTGATTGCTGCGCGCCATCCATTCCGGAATGACCCTACTAAAGAAATCGATGTAGTCAATCTTCATAGCAATTCCTCAATCTTGATATAGATCCCGACTGTATCTGCCCAAAACTTTTCAACAATCTCGCTGGCCACTTGTGCATCGTCTTGCCAATATCCAAGTTTCGTCATACAATCCTTGAGCAACTTCTGCAAATTATCTGTATCTGGCTTCGTGGTCTTGTACTGGCCATCGTAGCTTTTTTTGATGCGCGGAAAGCACCACTTAACCGTCAGACGAATCGCTCCTTTAAACTTATCAAGAGGCACATGCTGCGCGAGTAAGCTCTCAAATTTCGCCCTGGCATTTTTCAGATCCTCTGGCTCATAAAAGATTGGCTTCCCAAATCTCACGTTTACCTTTTTTTGCTGGTGAGTCGTTGTTGGAATTTTTTGCATAGGTAAAAAGAATTCAATAGACATTTTTATAAATGCACTCCTTTTCTTTTTTTAATTTCGCTTTTAGTCCATGTTCCTTGTATATGACAGGGTGCGTTTTAGGCAACCCTGTCTATACAGGTATGGACATGATGGACGACAGGACATTATCTATATA